TCTGCAAATACTTTTCAGGGTGTTTGCCGCGCTTTGCATAATTGGATAGCTCTGGATGGCTCTAACTTTCTTGGTGTAGGCACACATTTAAAATATTACGTTGAAGAAGGTGGGGCGTTTAATGACATCACGCCACTTAGGGACACAACAGCCGCTGGTGATGTTACATTTAGCGCAAGTAATGGGTCGTCTTCAATAACAGTATCAGACACAAATCATGGCGCTAACATAAATGACTTTGTTACATTTAGCGGGGCCGCGACTCTAGGCGGTCTTATTACCGCCGATGTGTTAAATCAAGAGTATCAGATTGATTCAGTGACAAACTCTGGCGTTTATGTAATAACAGCCAAAGACCCAACCACCGGGAGCGCAGTAACAGCCAACTCGTCAGACTCTGGCAATGGTGGCAGTTCTGTTGTTGGAGCGTATCAAATAAATGCGGGACTAAACTCTCAGGTTGGTGGCACAGGATGGGGCGCAGGAACATGGGGGGCAGGTGGCTGGGGCTTGGCTTCTGCCCTTACGACATCTACAGAGATAAGACTTTGGTCGCATGATAACTTTGGCGAAGACCTTATTATAAACGCCAGAGATTCCAATTTGTACTATTGGGATAAATCTGGCGGTCTTAGCGCCAGAGCCGTAGAGGTTTCTACAAAAGCTGGAGCCAAGTCTGTCCCCACGGTGGCTAAACAGGTGCTTGTATCTGACCAAGATAGACACGTTATAGCTTTTGGTTGTGACGCTATCAATTCAAGTTCATCTGCCGCTCAAGGTAACGGAACACAAGACCCGCTATTAATTAGATTCTCATCTCAAGAAAACGCTGTGGATTGGTATCCATCAACCTCCAACACTGCTGGTGATTTGATTTTGGGTTCTGGTTCTGAGTTTGTTCAGGCAGTTGAGACAAAGCGTGAGATTCTGGTTTGGACAGATACATCTCTTCACTCAATGAGGTTTATAGGACCGCCATTTACATTTGGCTTACAGCAGTTGGCGTCAAACATTACTATCATGGGTCCAAACGCCGCCGTTGCCACGGAAGACGTTGTGTACTGGATGGGTATAGATAATTTCTATGTTTACTCAGGACAAACACAGCAATTAGAATGCACTGTAAAAGACCATGTGTTTGCAGATTTTAATTTGGCTGTATTGTTCTAATACAAATTCAGTAGCTAATGGCGGTGATGGAGAAAATGACAGATACGTCATATATAATTACAAAGATAGCATATGGTATTATGGAACTCTTAGCCGCTCTGCTTGGCTGGATAGAGGGACCAGAGCATATCCAATAGCGGCAGAAGGCGCTTATTTGTATAATCACGAATTTGAGTACGATGACGATGGCTCTGCTATGAACTCGTATATTGAGTCAGCGCCAATGGACATACAGGATGGAGATAGCTTTAGCTTGGTGACAAAGGTAATACCTGACTTAACATTTATAGGTTCAACTTCTTTAGCAAGCCCACAAGCGACATTTACATTAAAGTCTAGGACAGAGCCGGGGGCTGCCTATTCTAATACTTCGTCTGGCACTACTGTTAGAACTGCGTCATCTCCTGTAGAAACATTTACAGAACAATTAAATCTAAGAACAAGAGGGCGCTCATTCGCTGTTCGTGTTGAGTCAGCAGCTTTGGGTACAAAATGGAAACTAGGTTCACCAAGGGTAAATATTAGGCCTGATGGAAGAAGATAATGGCATTAACCAATTTACCAGCACCTAGATTACCTGAGCCAACATCAGAATATTCTCTGACTTATATGCAAGACTTGCTTAGGGCGTTAGAGATATTTATCGAGCAGGAAAGAACTGCTGGAGACATACGGGCGACAACAATTACTTTAACCGCATTGCCTACATCCGCAACAGGACTTGAGTCTGGTGCGCTGTACAATGACTCAGGGACGGTAAAAATTGTACCGTAGTATAAATGGACTATATAAAAAAAATAATCGAATATAATGCGGTCGCTCGCCTAACAATGATTTGTAGCATAGCCATGTCTTGGCGCTGTGCAGAGTGGTTTATGAATTTAGAGGAGCCAACCATGCAACAGAGCGCGTTTGTGTCTGTTATAATGGGTGTTATGACAGGTATATTCGGCATATGGATGGGGCAAGAATCTAAGGGAAGAAGAAATGGTTAAATGGCTGTTAAAGCTGTGGAGAGTAAGACACGGGGACTTGTCCGGGCATAGGCTTCACACAACTAAATATGATGATTTGTGTATGTAGGGGGCGAATGTGCCTAAGTTAAGTGAAAACACTGAGGTGGCCCTGCCGCTACGCAATATCATATCTATGGTTGCGGCGGCTAGTCTTGCGACTTGGGCATATTTTGGCTTGATAGAAAGATTAAACACACTAGAAACCAATCAGACCATGATGAGGTCTGACCTAGAGCAAAACACAGAGTTTCGCATTAAATGGCCTAGAGGCGAGATGGGAAGTCTGCCAGCGGATTCTGAGCAGTTTATGCTCATTGAGCATTTAGCCACTGAGCTTGAGAAGCTACAGACAGACATAGAGAGCGGCAAAGCCCCCTTTGACCAACAACAAAAACTAACCCTAGATTTTTATGAAAGACGAATCACAAGCCTAGAAGAGAGCATAGAGAAGTTAAGAAACGGTAGTCATGATTGAGCTTACATTTGTGTTATTATTGGTAATGAACGGCGAAAGGGTAGAGTACACACCGTACCGCTCTTTGTCCGAATGTCTGTCCGTTAGGCGCAAGATAAAGCGTAACGTGGGGCATACCAATAACTTTGACCAAAAATGGTCATGTAAAGAACACAAGGTAATGGTTCTTAATGGGGAAATATTGGAGTTTATAGAACAATGATACAGGCACTTATAGGCCCAGTTACAGGGCTATTAGATAAGTTTATTGAGGACAAAGACCAGAAGGCAAAGCTGGCCCACGAAATTGCCACCATGTCAGAGCGACATATGCAAGAACAAATCATGGGTCAGTTAGAGATAAATAAAGCAGAAGCGCAGCATAAGTCCATCTTTGTTGCTGGCTGGCGACCTTTTCTCGGCTGGTGTCTGTCTTTTGCCATGGCTTGGCACTTTGTCCTAGCGCCTGTAACTATGTTTGTGTGTTCCTATTTTGGTGTAGAGATACCAGAATTGCCTACATTCGACATGGATTCGCTCATGACTGTTTTACTTGGAATGCTTGGCCTTGGTGGACTCAGAACGGTGGAAAAGATTAAAAAGGTTACAAAATAGCTTTCTAGCTGTTATTATTAACATAATGGTTCAATGGGGGATACATTATGGCTAATGCAAAGCTAACCGACCAACAGGCCAAAGAAGCAGTAGATGCTTACCATCAATGCAATAGAGTTGCCAGAGATGCGGCGATAAAACTAAACCTAAATTACTCTACTTTTTGTTCAAGATTAAGAGTTGCAAAAGATAGGGGTTTTTTAGACAGCATACAATCTACTGGCAATGAGGCCAAGCCAGAGACAAAGGTAAAAGAATCAACCGTTGTACTTAGGCCAACATTTAGAATACAGCAACGCAAGTCTAGGCCAGAAGAAACAAAGCACGTTTTAGCCATAGGTGATTGCCACGATAGCCCCAGACTGCCTGATAAAAAACGCTTCTATGCCATGGGCAGGTACGCTAAAGAAAACAAAGTAGACCAGATTGTACAGATAGGTGACTTTGCAAGCATAGACTCTCTTAATAGATTTGACGGTAACGACACAGTAAAAGGACAGGAAAAGCCCACATTTAAGGAAGATATGCGTAGCTTCCAACAGGCTATACGGTCTTTTCATAGAGGTTTAGCGGGGTATGATGTACCAAAACACGTCACACTTGGTAATCACGAAGACAGAATATGGTCATTCACAAACAGAAACCCAGAGGTTGTAGAGTTATTAGACCAAATACTGTTCGCGACACTAGATGATTATGATTGGACATACTCTCCATACGGAGAGTTTTACTTTATAGGAGACGTGGGTTTTACACACGCACCTTTAAATACAATGGGCAAGGCATATGGCGGTATGTACGCAGAAAATCAAATAGCGAGAGACTCTTTGCATGACGTGGTTTTTGGTCATACCCACAAACGAGTTGATAAGACATACCCAAAGATGGGCAATCAACTTTTAAATGTGATGAATTTGGGTACAAGTCTACCGCAAGGCCACTTAGAAGAGTATGCTAAACATACATTGACTGGATGGTCATATGGGGTCTACGACATCCGAATAAAAGATGGTAAAATAGACGAAAGAACTTGGATACCTATTAACAACCTTATTGAACGCTATGGTGATGGATATGCGGGAGATTAACAAAATAATCGTACACTGCGCCGACACCCCTGAAGGAAGGGATGTCAAGACAGAGGAAATAAAGCGCTGGCACACTGAAGAGAGGGGCTGGAGCGATATTGGTTATCACTGGGTTGTGGAGCTTGATGGTTCGGTTCACGCTGGGCGTGATGAGTCTATCAATGGCGCTCACTGTAGGGGTCACAATAGCGACAGCATCGGCATCTGCTACGTTGGTGGGGCTGACTCTGAGGGAAATCCTAAAGACACACGAACCCAAGAACAGAAGGATTCTCTTGTCACACTTATCACAGAGATACTTGGAAGACATCAAGAGGCACAGGTCTACGGACACAGAGACTTTTCAGAAAAAGCCTGCCCATCATACGATGCAAAAACAGAATACGCAGGACTATAAGGAGTAAACTATGTTACCACTTTTGTTTGGACTGGGGGGTTCTGCGCTGGCTGGCGCTGGAATGCTTGGCGGCAACGCTCTTCTCGCTGGCGCTCTTGGCTCAGGCTTAGGCTCTCTGGCACAAGGTGATGACATAGGAACAGCTATCGGTACTGGTCTGATGTCCTACATGGGCGGCAAGGCTCTTGGTGGTTTAGGTAACGCTGGGGCCGCTGGCGCTGGAGATGCGGCCTCAAGTGTTGCAACGGGACTTGGTGGTGACCCCGGACTAACATCCGCCTTCAACCCTATGTCTCAGGCGGCTGGAAGCGGAGTAGGGGGCGCACAAGGCGCAATGGACGCAATTACCGGAAATCTAGGCCAGACTGCTGGCATAGCACTTCCCGGCCTAGCAACTCTTGGCGCACCTCAAGCAGGGGCTTTTGGCTCTTCTGCATTTGATGATGACGGAGACATTCCAGAAGCAGATTCTCCTAACAGAAAGGCCAAGACACCGGGACTGGGTTATAGGCCCGGATTTGACCCAGAGTTTAGATACTTTAACGAGGGCGGTATAGCGTCCTTGGCATACCAAGAGGGCGGCGATATGGATATGTCGGAAGCCCCCAACGACAAAGAGCTTATATCTAGAGCCGTAGAGGCGATTCAAGGCCGCTCAGACAGCCCTGAGATGGTCTTGGGTCAGTTTGTGGCTAGGTACGGAGAAGACGCACTACGCGACCTTGTAGAGCGTGTTCAGAGCGGTGAGTTCGACATGAATGCAGGGGTCACCGAAGGCCAAGTTAATGGCGTTGGTGATGGCATGGACGACATGATTCCAGCAACACTAGAAGGAGAGCAAGATGTGGTGCTATCCGATGGAGAGTTTATTGTACCTGCGGATGTGGTTAGCGGGCTGGGCAACGGCTCGACTGACGCAGGCTCGAAAGCTCTATATGAAATGATGGACAGGGTTCGTGAGATGCGAACTGGTATGACAAAACAGCCTGAGCAAGTGCCACAAGGAATGATGCTACCTGCATGATGATTACCGCAGTACCAAGGGAGGCTCTGCGCGTTGTCTGGGGAGATGTGGCAAGGGTTTTAAATAAGTCAGTAGAAACTTCAAAAGGCAAGTTTCATATTGACGATGTTTATAAAGACGTTGAGAGCGGTATGTATGGATTGTGGTTAATAATTGACGATGAAAAAGAAGGTATGAATGTCATTGCCGCTATAACAACAAGAATAATTCAATACCCAAGCAGGAAAGCATTGGCTATGGATTGGCTTGGGGGAAGCAGAATGGGTGAATGGCTGCCGATGGCACAGAAAACCCTTAAAGAATATGCTAAAGAGTGTGGATGTAGTCATTTAGAAGGCTACGGAAGAAAGGCTTGGAAGCGTTGGTTAGGCAAGTATGGCTGGGAGCCAGAGTACATTGCTTATAGAATGGAGTTAGGAAATGGGTAAAGGTTCTAAGCAACCGCAAGAGCAGACGGTTGTCCAGTCTAATCTTCCAAAGTATGTAAGGCCATACTTTGAACGTCTTCTGGAACGCACGGAAGCAGAGTCCAAACAAGAATACAATCCCTACACTGGTCAGCGTTTAGCTGATGAGTCTGGGGATACTTTGCAGTCTAGACAAAATATTAGAGATATCGCTTCAAGTGGAATAGCTGGGCTACCTGCGGCGCAGGGCGCTACCATGGCAGGAATGCAAAGGGCATTACAAGGGTTAGGCTATCAGTCGCAAGATTTTGATAGCGCCGCCGCTCAAAAGTATATGTCCCCCTATATGCAGAATGTAGTAGATGTCCAAAAACAACAGGCTATTCAAGACTTCCAAGACCAAAACGCCGCAAGAGCGGCACAAGCAGTTCAGGCAGGCGCGTTTGGCGGCTCACGTCAAGCCATCGCGCAGGGCATGGCTCAAAACGAACTTTCGCGCCAACTTGCAAATATACAGGCAACGGGGCAACAGGCGGCATTTGAGCAGGCATCAGGACAGTTTGAAAGAGATAGGGCCGCAAGAGAGTCAGCAGAACGATTAGGCCTAACGGCTGGTGAGTCATTAGGCGCACAAGGTTCTCAATTAGCGCAACTTGGTCAATTAGCAAGAGAGGGCGATATACAAGCCGCAACTCTTTTGGAGCAAATCGGCAAAGACCAAATGGCTAGAGAACAAGCTGGATTGGATATGGCTTATGAAGATTTTGTACGTCAGAGAGATTACCCGCGCGAACAGTTGCAGTTCATGTCATCCATACTTAGAGGTGTCCCAGTACAGCCGTCTACGGAAACGACTAAGTTCGGTACTTATAATCCTCTTCAACAACTCCTTGGAACGGGCGTTTCCGCGCTAGGGTTGTATAAAGGAATACAGGGTCTATGAATATTATTGACATCCAAGACCAGCTTAAAAACTTCTCTGAAGACCAGCTTATCAATGAGATGCAAATGCCGTCTGGCAATGCGCCTCAGTTTCTTGTTTTAAGTGAGATTCAGCGCCGCAAACGTGTAAGAGATGACTTCTCAAAGCGTCAGGCCGCGCAACAGCCTACGGTAGCTGAAGAGGCAATCGCCGCCGCTGGTGTGCCACAGTCTGGTATTGCTGGTATGTCAGAGGCCATGGCTCCGAAAAGTACCATGGTACAAAATGCTGTAGGCTCTGCAATGCCGGAGGCCATGAGGTCTGGTGGCTTGATGCAGTTTGGAAATGACATTTTAAAAAATACTAAGTCTCAAGAGGTAGACCCTTTTCTCGATGAGGTCGAGGACATGGCTGAGTCACGCTTCGGAGTTGATTTTGACAATCAAACCATGCAGCAGAGAGCGCAACGTGACATTGGGCGTCCATTAGGAAGGTTTTTGGGTATGCCCATGATTAATAACCCAATGCCTTATGTAGACGCCCCTTTTGAAAGGGAAAGTCGAAGAATGCCTATTAAGGGTGGCCCTATGCCTATGCCTGCCGTTATGCCCCAAAAAGAAGGTGGGTTGGTTGATGCACTGTTCTCCAAAACAGACCATGGCAAGAAACTGTCATCTAATCAGTTTGAGATTAGAAAAGGCAAAGACGGCAGACGTATGGTCTACAAGAAAGGCACTAATATCTTTGTCGGTACAGCCGATA